CCAACATCCTCTTTATCGTTGTTGTAACCAACAGGTACGTTTCCTGGATCACTGTATGATCTACCTTTACCATATAGTGAGGCTAGATCATGTGGGGTACCATACGATTTACCTGTTTCAACTGGGTCATTACCTTCTTCCTCTATTTGTTTTAATCTGAACCCACGTTTAGTGTCTTCCCTGATTAAATCTCTATACTCATCATATTGATCTTCACTAAAATGGAATACATTATCATAGATCCAATCTGTTGGTAATAGTTTTTGATCTAACATTTGTTGTGCTAGTTCAGTTTTAGATTTTAATAGTTCAATCTTTTCTTGATCGTATATGATACTAGGTGTAGTCATTTCTAATGAAAAGTTAGTCAACCCTTCATCTCTATATCCTTGAGCATATAGGTGAACTAATGCTATTTTATTAAGTTCAGATATAAGGATTCGTTGTATACGATCTATAGTACGAGCAAACCTAATATCCTCTGCTGCTAGTGTTGCTTTACCTTCTAAATCTGCTTCATAACCTAAAAATGCTTTAGGTACCTTTAAGGCAGCAAATAGTTTATCTCTTAAATATTCTACGTCTTGGATACCATCATATGTTAATCCTGGTGTAGTTTCAATACGAGTTGATGTATCATTACCACGTACAGGAATATAAAAATCCTCTAACATATTTTGCATGTTATACTTTAAGTTATATTGTCCTGTTTTTGGATCAACATAAGGAGTACGTTTTAGTGACGATACTGTTTTTTGCATAAACGCATCTATTTCGTTTGGAGGTATAGCTCCAACGTTAACGTAAAAAGTGCGTTTTTCTGGGGCTCTAACGATTCGATGTACTAACATAGCGTCTTCCATTAACGAATATTGTTTGTACAGTTTACGCGCTGGTTCTATGTAAGAACGGCCGTAAGGTAGGTAGTTAACATCCGATATAAGTCTAAAATGAGCCATTTCATAGTTATCGAATCTAATAACGTTTGGGGATGGAGTTTGACTTGGTGCAGTATAGTAACCTGAGTCACCACCTGTGAAACCATCTGGGTTAAACTCAAATACTACTTCTTCTGGGTTTTCAGGATTAAATCCTTCTTTACGTGCTATTTGAAATGCTGTATAAGGTCTAACGTTATATACACCAAACTTTTCTGATATTTCCATTTTGAGGAAAAAATCACCAAACTTACACATTTGTCTAACCCAACTCCACATATTAAACTCAATGTTTAAAATATCGTAGAATAGATTATATAATATTTTTTGTATATCTTCGTTAGATGAACGTATGGATAATACTTCACCCATATCATTTTTAAGTGTTGATTCGTCAGCTATAATATCTAATGCGGATGCTATAATAGCATCTTGATCCATTAAGTCATATTCTGAATATAGTTGAGTACGTAAGTATTGGTAGTTCATATTGAACTGTGCTCCATATAGTGATGATGGGTTACCAGCATATAATCTACCGTATCTATCAACTAATGAGTTAGTTTCAAACTCACCCGATGTTTGGATTGTATTTGTATCAATAGTTGTGATTTGATTCCCACCTGTGTTGCGAATAATCACATCAGTTGAAAATAATCTTTTTAATCTTGGAAATAATCCTTTATCTGCCATCGTTGTTTATTATTATAAATATTATAAGAGCCAACCTATATCCTCTTGGCCGCCTATTCCGTTATCTACCTTATAGGGGTTTTGGTTATTTTGATTAACTGCATTAAAACCACCTTGATATGCTACTTTATTTACTCCTATATTTGATAGTGAGGCCTTAGTTATATCCAAACCTCTTTGTCTAAACTTTAATGCTGTATCTCTAATATACATTGCCATACCAAACGCCATTATTAAATCATCGTTATAGCCAGTTTGTGCTTCTGCTTTACCATTCATCCAAATAAAAACTTTCATCTCTTCAACTAATCGTTTAGATTGGATTGTAACACTTCTGTCAGTTACATATTCAACAAACTTTTGAACCACCACAGGTCTTGTTTTAGTTGACATAGTAAAACCAGCAGTCATCCTGCTATTATCCATATATGGATCAAAATACGAATCAACACTTGCTTCTCCACGTTGTGTGTAGTAAAGATTTGCATAGTTTCTTTCTATTACTTGTTGTATAGTAGCCCAACCAATAGATGCGTTTTCTATTACTAGTAAAGCGTTATTATATTCGGTTGCTAGCCCAACTAAAAAATTACCAAAATCCTTAGTTGATAAATGGCCTCTATATTCTGCTATTTGGGTATTACTTTCAACATCCATAACATGAGCAGTAGAAAAATCTCTTCCATCTCCTCGAGCAACGTCTGCTGTTATTATATAATCTTTAGTGTAATCAGCGTATTCCCAAATCCATAGGTTTTCATCTGTACCTCGTTTTTCAACTGGGTCTTTCGCTGTATTATTATTTATGTAATCAATATATTCACCGTAAAATACAGTATTACCAGATGATGAAAAATCGCAATCACACTCTTGTGCGGCTAATCTAGGATCACCTAATAGTTCATCTTGTTTATCTCTCCAAGCTTGATCTCGTTCTGGGTGTAGATTCCAAGGTAGTTTAATAGGTAAAAAATCGTTTTGTGCTGATTCTGCTTTAACCCACATCTGATGGAACCAGTTACCTGTGCCGTTTGGTGTAGATAATACTATAGCACCACCACCCGTTGCTAAAGTTTGTTGTGCGGAAGCCCAAGTTTCGGCTACGTTTTCAACGAATGCTGCTTCATCAATAATCAGCAAAGAAACGGCTTCTGATCTTGCGGCATCTGGTGATGAGGATTTTGCTAATATCCTTGATGAGTTAGATAACTTAAGTGATAGTTTGTTATTCTCTATGGATGGAACTTTTAACCAACTGGGTAGGTTCTCATAAGCAAACTGTACTTTCTGTACTAAGTTTCTCGCTGTTGCCTGTGTAGTGGCTAAAGCCATCACAGTTTTATTTTCATGAAACGTCATCAACCATAAAGCATAACCCGCTGATAGGGTTGATATTCCTAACTGTCTTGATTTTAGTATAATAGAGTATGGATTATTACCTATTAACTTTAGTGCTTTTTCTTGGAATGGGTATAGGTTAAATAATATTTTACCCCGTTGTGGATGGGATATATAGCAGTATTTCTTAAAAAAGTGTATTGGATCATTAGCACACTTAATATATTCTGCTTTTATTATTTCATTTATACTTAATTGACTCATAGTATTCTATAGTGCAGCAAAAAGTAATGCTCCTATTAAAACTGTAGTTCCACCTAGTTTAAATAACTTGGTTTTTGCTTTTTGTTTCTTTAAGTCAAGTTGAAGTTGGGTAGATAAATCCTTTGATAACTTTAGTTGTTGAGAACGAGTACCCATAATATCTTCATAGTTATTAATTTTTAAACTTTGTTTAAAAATAATACTATCCTTAAATGATATTTTCTGGGTTAAAAAACCAAATTGCTCTTGAGTAAGTAATAGATCTTCTTTAGCTTGATCACCCATTATAAGGTCTTCGATGATTAATCTTGCTATTTTATGTTCTAATTCAATCGTTGTATCTTGAGAGTAACCAACGTTCAAGTTCAGAATCATCAAGATCAGTAATTTGCTGTAAATATATTTCATATGATCTAATTATTGATTTTCTTTGTTCTTCAACATTTAATATTTTTAAATCTAGTGAATCTGATTCCTTTTCTAAAGTTAATATTTCGTTATTTAAACCTATATTTTTAACTTTTAAACTATCAACCTTTGATTCTAATAGATCTATTTTACCTTCATACTCTTTAGTATAAGCCTCATCTTGTATGAATATGTTATAATAGTTGAAACATATAGAAATAAGTAATAATACTAATAGTGTGTATTTATTAAATAATCCCACCTTCTAAAGTTTTGATTTCTGCCTCTGCTTCTTTTTTCAAATCAGTTAACCTTTTTAACTGTTTTTTAGCTGCATTTCTTAAACTATCTCCTTCAGCTGTTTTAAAGGCTTTAAGTTCAGTTTTCATATCAGCTTCAATACGCTTTAATTCTTTAATCTTAGCGTCTAAACGTCTGGATTTACCCATTGATTTAAAAGATTTAGCACCTTTAGCTGCTTCTTTATCACCTTCTTCATCATCGATTTCTGAGATTTTGATTATATCATCTTTATCAGCTGATTTCTTAGCTGCATCTATTGATGATTGATCACCTTTATCTGCTTGAAAAGTAGCTTCTTCTAAAGTAGCTACTATTTGCTCTTTGATATATGATTTTAAGTCTGAACGTTTCATTTATTATATTTTGTTATAAATATTACTAAGATATGGCTTCTTCGATTTGTTTGATACGTTGTTCAGTAGTACCCTTGATTTCAGTTACGTTATCGATTCTATGACCCCATCGTTTTAATAAATTCATAATACTAAAATCAATAACATCTCTAAAATGTTCGTCAGTTTCTCTAACACCATTATCTTCAATAGGCATACCTTCAGGAGAAATATAAAATATATGATCATAATCTCTTAAAAACTGGATAGCATATTGTTCAAATAAATCGTATTCTACTTGATCAACTGATTTAGCTGCTTGAGTAAACGCTAATACATCTATAATAGTTCTATCAGTTATAATATTATCATGCATTAACTCAGCACATCGCTCAGCTAAAAATACAGTTTGACCTTTTAACGTTGAATCAGTATTTAATGGAATACCTAAGTTCATTAAATATTCACTACGTTCAGTAGCAAAGTTATAATCCTTAAATATTTTATTTTTCTTTAAAGCGTTGACTAAAGTTGTTTTACCAACTGACATAGTCCCTGTTAATCCTATTTTCATATTATTATTTTAATATATTACAATATACGAAAGGGGGTTGGAAAATCCAACCCCATCTCAATATGTTTTAGTTTCTTGCTGATCCTGCATCCATAAGAATCGCAGGAGTTTTATACCAAGGTAAACCTTCCCATTGTTTCTTCATCTCTTTCCACTCTTCCATTTCATAACGAATACCATATAGATAATATTCCCCTTGTTTCTTATTACCCTTAGGAAATAAGGCTGGGCCATCCCAGTTATGAAACTTATTACCCCAACATATTGCTATATCTCCAGTTTTTGGATTAGTTAGTTTACGTGTTTTAGGATATTCACTTTCATCTATAATGGGTTCATAATCATTTTCCCATTCTTTTAAACGTTTAGTAAATTTTACCATTGCTTCATTAAGGGGAGTATCATTATTTCCATCCCAATAATCCCTTAACTCTTTTTCAAAATGTTTATTTCTTTGTTCTCTTGTCATAACTTAGTTGTTTAATAGTGATTCAATAACGTAAATACCTTGTGCGCCTGATACTGTTATACCTCTTGCTGATAAAGCATCTCCTACAAAGTGTACGTTGTTATATTTGGTTAATGATAAATCGTTATAGTTTACTAATGGTTCAGGTGAAAGATATTTTACTTCTGGAATATACATACCCCAATCATCTTTAAGTGTTGGGAATACTTGTTTCATACCATCAATAAAATCTTCAATATATGTAAAATAACCATCAAACATATCAACAACTTCTTTATAACCACCAATATCTATTTGTGTTGCTGATACGTTAATACCTTCTGATGTTGTAGATGGTTTTCTTGTTGGTGAGTAATATAAACCTGTATTATCGTTAGATTGTAGTGATTGAACTACGTTACGAGACCATTCAAATGGTTTTTCTATACCTTGTATTTCCATCAAAATACCAAAGTTAGTCATATCGTTTCTAAATGCTTCATCCTTTTTGGCATGACCGTTGTAGGTATGATTACCATATGTTTGTTCTACGGCCACATAAGCCGCATTATTGTTAGTACAAAATGAGCGAAGTGATACACCTTTATCCTCAAACTTTCTATATAACTTAAAATCGTATGATACATCTATTAGTTTTTGGAAGTGTTTTTGTGGTGCTTCAAATCGTACTCCTATTTGTACTGATTTAGGTTCAGTTGGTAAATCGTATTTTTCAGCTAGCTGTTTACCAAAATCAATACCTGATTTACCTACACCAAAAATAAGTTCATCATAATAGTAATGCCAATTATTTTCTGTGGTAACTGTATTAGAATCAAAATCAATATCACTTACTTTAGTTTCCCATATAAATTCTACACCATTTTCCGTTAAATAATCAAACCAGTTTTTACCTATTTCGTGTAAATAATCTGTACCAACATGCCATACAGGAAATAAACGTAAACCAAAGTGTGGTTTAATAAAATCAGGTTCAGCAACTGGATTAGAACACTGTACTTCCTCTGGTTTAGGGTGGAAACGTTTAAAGTTTTCAATAACTTGATCCATCAACTCCATCGCCTTATCCTCACCACAATATTTAGATAACTGACCTCCAATAGATGTATGATAAGTTAACTTACCATCACTCCATCCTCCAGCACCTAAAAAACCAGTCATAACATCATCGTATGGTCTATCATATGGATTTTTACCCATATCAATAATAGTTATTTTACCATCAAAGTTGTTATCAACTAACTTAGTAGCAGCGTTTACACCTGCTACACCTGCTCCAATAATCAATACGTTTTTGCTCATTTATATTTATGTTAATACGTTAATATACGAAAGAAATGTGGCGCCTCCAAGTTGGAAGCGCCACAGATGCTTATATTTTGTTTTATTTTAAATCGAATAGGCTATGAATCTATTCTATAAAGTTTTTATTCTTCGTTTGGAGCATATTCATAAAATGTAAAACCAGCATCTTCAAATGTTCCATCCTCAGTGTCAATTGAGACAGATCCCATTGAAAGAATAACTTCAATTTCATTATCAGTTCCATTCTCAATTTTTTCTTCAATTTCATCCGCTACTTCTTCAAACTCCATATTTGGTCTAACAAAAGTTCCAAAATAAGAATGTTTAATGTGTTTTATTATTTCATCCTCACTTTTACCTGTTATGTTCTGGAGCATGTAGCCATTTTCTACTTCATTATCATCAAAAGCATAAAATTTAGTTGTTGAACCTTCATTAAGTTGACCTTCATTTAAATACTTTCTAAAATTAGTTATTTCTTTCATGTTTATTTTATTTTTGAACTTTTATTAGGTTAGGATATCTTTTAGCAAAATTTAATGCTTGATTATAATCCGAATCAAATACTGCTTGATCTAATTCTTCCCCACTAGTATAAAATGTTTGATCAGCCCCTGCTTTAAGTTCAGCATCAGTATACCATTCGTTTTTGTTATCAGATAACTCTCCGTTTTCTGCATTGTAATATATTGTTGGAACTAAAAGTTCTACTGAATGTGGTTTTTGGGAAGTAGGATTGCCTTTTTCGTTTTTTATAACAATTTTGGCAACATCTTCGATAGATTGAGCGTCGTCTAAAATCTCAATAGAATAGCTTCCTCCTCCATATTC